AAAATTATGATTATCTCCGCTTCTAAAGAGCGTGCAGATAACATGTCAATCTTCCTACAGAAACTGATTATTGAGACACCATGGCTAAACCATTTGAAGCCGAAGAACGACGACGCCAGATGGAGTCGGATCTCTTTCGACGTCAATTGCTCTCCCCACCAAGCACCATCGGTCAAATCCGTCGGGATTACTGGTCAATTGACTGGAAGCCGAGCCGACCTAATGATTCTAGACGACATCGAGGTTCCCGGCAACTCAATGACAGAATTGATGAGGGAGAAACTTTTACAACTCTGCACTGAAGCAGAATCTATCCTAACACCTAAAGATGATAGCAGAATTATGTTCCTGGGTACTCCTCAGAACAACTTCACCGTCTATAGAAAACTTGCAGAAAGGAATTATCGCCCTTTCGTGTGGCCAGCACGTTATCCCCGTGATGCCAGTAAGTATGAGGGACTCCTCGCCCCTACCCTTCAATCAGATATTGACACCGGAGCAGAACCCTGGGACGTAACAGACGACCGCTTCGATAACGAGGATTTGATACAGCGTGAAGCGTCCATGGGACGGTCGAACTTCATGCTACAGTTCATGTTAGACACGAGTCTTAGTGATGCTGACAAGTTTCCGCTTAAAATGGCAGATCTTATTGTTACTAGTGTTAACCCTAAGTCTGCTCCAGAAAACATCATATGGTGCTCCGATCCAGCCAATGTTATTAAAGACGCTCCCACTGTCGGTTTACCTGGAGATTATTTCTACTCTCCAATGCAGCAGCAAGGAGAATGGGGGTCTTACACAGAGACAATCTGCTCAGTTGACCCATCGGGTAGAGGCTCAGATGAGACAGCAGCAGCTTATCTCTCCCAACGAAATGGTATATTGTACTTGCACGAAATGCGAGCTTACAGAGATGGATACTCAGACCGAACCCTTCTAGATATCCTACGTGGCTGTAAAAAATATGATGTTAAAAAACTAGTTATAGAAACGAACTTTGGTGATGGTATTGTGTCAGAGTTGTTTCGTAAACACTTACAACAAACTAAACAACTGATCGATGTCGAAGAAGTACGAGCAAACGTCAGAAAAGAAGATCGTATCATCGATGCGCTTGAACCTGTTCTTAATCAACATAGGATGGTTGTTGATCGTGGTGTCATTGATTGGGATTACGCCTCTAACAAGGATGCAGCTCCCGAAGAACGCCTCATGTACATGCTCTTTTACCAAATGAGCCGTATGTGCCGTGAGAAAGGCGCAGTTAAACACGACGACAGACTAGACTGCCTAGCACAAGGTGTTAAATACTTTACAGATGCTCTAGCTATTAGTGCACAAGAAAGTATTAACATACGTAAGCGAGAAGAATGGGATGATATGCTAGATGCATGGCTAGAAGACCCAGAAGCAGCAGTTAATGCTATGGGTTTTGGTATGACTCTAGACCAACGTAGACAAGCTAGATTAGAGCGTGGTAAAAACGTAGTCCCTCACTGGTAAATTCCAATCCGTCCCTTATACAGGGGGAGGGAAGGGTGGACCCGCCTCCTGTGAGGGAGACATGCCTTTACTTTGTAAAGACAATCTCCCTCTTTCTATTTAATACCGGTTATCCCCGGTATGGATAACTCTTATTATACTACTACTACCCACTCACAGATGGAATACGCATTCCCTAAGAACAACAATAACACTAACGTAGTGTATCACCGGAATAGAACCGGTCCTAATTACTTCCGTGTCTTCTACAAGAATGCAGCACAGATACGGTTTACTCCTAAACAAGTAGGAGCAGTGTTTGGTGTAGCACGTTTTACACCGACTGTAAACGAACTTAGAGAGTGGTGTTATGAAATGGTAAAAGAATATGGGTCAAAAGAAGATAAACTTGATGATGGTTATCTTAACTACATTGCTAAGCATGGTTTTGGACCCGAAAGCCATGAAGAACCAAATGACAATACTAAAATGGTTGTATGATGTCTAACATTGCCCTGTGGTTCACAATGATGACCACCATGTGTTTTAAATATCCAGTTAATATACAGCAGTGTCTTACCCCCTGGACCTGGATGCCACCGTATGTACAAGATTTTAAACAGTTTAAAACCGGTGTTTATCTGGATGAACCAAAACCGATTAAATTTGGTAAAAATTTCTGAAGCCTATTAGCATAGTACATACGTACTATTTTACCCCCTGGGGGTACCAGTTTCCATACAGTCTACAACCGGTTGACAACTGTTTACAACCGGTTTAATCTGGTGTGCGTTACTGGGTGAGTACGGAATAATACTGTGCGTTATACCGATACGAATACGTATTAAGAACGACATCTGTCGCGATTCCGGTTTAACATCAGCTAACATCAGCAAACATCAATATAAAACCAGTTCAACAACCTGCACAACACCAGCACCAAACCGGATCAAGCTGTGGTTATAATAGGTGAGTAAGACAGACAAGCTCACATGTACTCATGGCTAAATCCAATGCCACAACGTCCAACGCTTCCAGCAACGAGACATTCTGAGTCTTATTACTACACTGAGCGTCAAGCAGTGATCATGGACAAACGAGCTAGTGTCCACTCTTTAACCACCACTTAACCTAAGTGTGCTATCTTAAGGACAATGAGACGACTACCTCAAACCATTCCATTCCATCACCGGTTGGTTTTATGTAGTCTTCTTATAGACTACTCACTTACTAACTTTCAGTGCGTGCTAACGCACACTAAACACACTCATTATGTTCAACGCTTCTTTCCAATCTCTGTCTTCCGCTGCTTCTAACTACATCAACAGCACTGTTGTTGACTCTATCTGCACCGATGCTATCTCTGGCACTGTAACTGTTCTGTTCAAGTCTGGTGCTGTGTATCGTTACGACAATGTTAGCCGTCGTGCTATCGTCAAGTTCAACATTGATAACGCTGCTCGTTCACTCGGTAAGTTCATCAACAACACTTGCAAAGCTGACGGTGTTAAGTATGTTGAGCTTGCTCCTGCTATGTGAGCGTAGCTTATGGCGACGAAGTCGTCACCTACAGCTCCGTGATCACTATCATCAATGACTCAACGAGTCGTTGACTCTAGTCTGATCATTACACTTTAGGATGTCGTGCACATCCTTTTCTGTAGTGCTCATCACTACTCAAACTCCACACTCAATCGTTTCTATTTATGGCTGTTTGTTCTCCTGCTATGTATACCATTCTTGATGAAGAGTTCGACATTGACGAGCTTAACGACATTGTTAACTATGGTATGTCTGCTGGTGTCTCTGGTTTCATCTATTCTTCCGATCTCTATGATGTTTATCAAAAACACAAAGATGAGATCATGTCTGGCTTAGATGAATACTGTGAGGATATGTTCGCTCAATCCGCACACTCATACATCGCCGAACAATTGTCATTCGATGATGATCACTGGACAGAGCAACAGTTCATTGAACATGCTGTCTGGATGTATGTCGAAATGCGTGCATGGTTCTATGTTAACTCAAACGGAGATTATTAATTCTAATTAAACAGGGTTGTTTGTAAACAAACCACAGTGTTGTTTATTTCTAATTAGACAGCACTGTTTATTTCTTATCAACAACTGTTGTGATTCACACTCATAACCACACTCACGACTACACGACTCACCCGATACTGATTCACCCGACAACTCACTATGCGTAAGATTGAACGCGAGATGATTCAAGCCATCCTCGATCGCAGGGGATGGCATAAGTCAAACACCATGGTTAAAGTACACAGCCCACACCATGTTGAGGTTCTATTGCATGGCAACAGCATTGCTAGTTATTACTCAGACGGTGCTGGTGTGCTAGAATTGCGTCACTGTGGTTGGACTACTCCAACTACTAAATCACGACTCAACGCTATTTGTCAGTTTGTAACCGGTTCTGCTCGTGTCTTTCAACGTGACTTTGACTGGTTTGTAGAACTGCCAAACGGCAACATTGTCCCCTTTATTGATGAGGTTCTCGTATGAATGATGGAATAATCACGCTTTATAAGATGGAGCGTGAGGATTACATGTGGCTAGAGATGTCACATTGGCTTGACAAACACGAAGAGTTTTATTACTTTCTTTCACTAATCAATGATCTGGACTGAATCTAACATCATCTTTGCTGTTATTGGCATGATTGGCATCATGTCAACACTCATTATCTGGCTCCGTGCCAACTCTATCACCCAACGTTATTACAACAACAAATGAAATTCAAAGACTGGTTGCTTGACAGTTATCTCAACATCTTCCATGAGGAAGAACCTGAGGAGGACACACGTCGTGACTTCGAGATGCTAACTCATTCTGATCTTTGTGATGAGTTCGCAGAGCTACTTGATTTGTATGCTGAGGATGGAGAGAACTTCATCCAAATGGAAAACATTGAAGATGCAGCCGCTTACCTATGAGCATGATCAAACAACACATCTACACTGCTACACTTCGCGAGGGTGATCCTGTATCATTCCTCGCGGAGAATGAAGAGGATGCAGCCTGGAAGGCTCAAGAGTATGCCACCTTGTACCAATCAGAACTAATCAACGTTACCTACGGTTATGAACAGTAAGAAGCCTTACTTTCCCAACAACTGGGAGTATATTGCAGCAGCTCCCGCTGAAGTGTTTAAGTCACTTCCGTTTGAAGAGTTCGTAGAGTGGAGAGTGCATGGATGGCACATCCCAGAGGAACACCTCTGTGTCATCCGTGTACACAACACCAAAACTGGTAAAGTAAAAGAGTATTCTTACAAGCAAGCTAAAGCAGCCAATGCTTTCATTAAGAAAACCATGCAAAACCCTGACAATGAAATCACTATCGCAGACGATGAAGAAATCACCTTACTCAGAGCTGAGCTTATCCCAGAGGATGAAGATTTCGGAGAAAGCTGAGATGTTGTGCCAAGAGATTCTTGGTCACACTCATCGTGATGAGCTGATTCAACTTATACAGGAGCAGCTTGCCGATGATAAGTGAGGAGCTTATTGAGAAGCAATACGCGCTAGAGCGTGATGCAATCAAACAAGGTAAATCACGATTACACAAACAAACCTACAGTGTTGAATCCAAAGATTATGCCAGTGCCAGTATTTATGGGGTTGCTAGCATTGATTGTCTGTTGCCTAGAGTTGTCGCACGCATTAACGATACAACAGATAGGATTCATGCAAGAAAGAATGGAGTTGCATTCAAAGAGATAGCACACTATCTTGCTGATGTTGATGCTGACACTTGTGCTGCTATTGCACTCAAACTAACCTTCGATAAAGTATTCTCATTCAAGGAAGATGCTAGTAAGGTGCAAAACGTATGCAAGTCTATTGGTAAAGCAGTAGAACAAGAGTGTCAGATCAGGTTTTATGAAACAACTGCGCCAGGGTTGTTAAACACACTGAAGAAAAACTACTGGCACAAAGCATGTGGCACACAACAGAAGGTGACAATCATGCGCACCCTGATGAACAGGCACGACATCAGATGGAAACGATGGGATGATGCTGTCTGTGTTAAGTTGGGTGGCTGGTTGTTAGACTGCATCATGGAATGCTCTGGATGGTTCGAGAAACGCCTTGAAAGGCTAGGTAAAAAGACACACACTCATATCGTACCTAGCGCTGCTTTCATGGACGTTAAAGACGATATAATGGCGTCTGCAGAGCTGATGGCACCAATGGCATGGCCAATGTTGATTCCACCTAAACCATGGTCAAATGATGCAGCCGGTGGATACCTCATGAACGAGTTAATGCACGGTAATGATTTGGTTAGGAGAGGCAATCCGTCCCTAATACAGGGAGAGAAACCGCTAGCCTTTTTGAACCGGATTCAATCAGTTGCATACACACTAAATCCGTTTATTGTGTCGGTTGCTCGTACCCTGGAAGAGAGGGGAATAAAAGTAGGGAAGTTCATTCCTGTCTATGAAACACCACTACCACCCAAACCAGTGGACATAGCAGAGAATGATGAGTCGCGTCAAGCTTACAAACGAGCTGCGGCAGAGGCAATGAATAAGAACGCAGCAGTGTTCAAAGAAAGTTGTCGAACCCGCATGACTATGGAACTAGTACAACGATTTCTAAATGTTGACAGATTCTATCTACCCTGGTCGTTTGACTACCGTGGTCGTGCATACGCAATCCCCTCATTTCTAACACCACAAGGTTGTGACTTCTCTAAGTCACTAATAAGATTTGCTGATAGTTGCTTTGTGACAGTTGAGGCTGAGCGTTGGCTCAAGTTTCAAGTTGCAACAACCTACGGTAATGGATTAGATAAAGCTCCATTGTCTGAGAGACACGCATGGGCAGTTGCTAACGAACAACTAATAGAAAGAATAGCAACAGATCCTATTGGTAACATCTCAGAATGGGAAGCAGCTGAGGAGCCTTGGTGTTTCTTAGCTGCATGTGAGGAATACTATGCTATTATGATAGCCTTCAGTAGAACTCACACGTCTTTACCTATTGCTGTCGATGCAACCTGCTCAGGGTTACAAATCCTCGCCGGGCTCGCACTCGACAAAGATACAGCTACCCTAGTTAATGTTGTCCCAGGTGATAAACCACAAGACGCATACAAGGTTGTCGCTAAGGAAGCTACTCCCAACTGTCCTGAAAGTATACAACCGTATATGGACAGGAAAACGGTCAAGAGAGTAGTGATGACCGTGCCTTACAATGCAAAGCCGCATTCCAACCGTGGTTACATTCGTGAAGCACTCAAGGATAAGGGTGTCGAGATTGATAAAGACGATCTCACACTCACCGTTTCTGCCGTACGAGCTGCGATGGATGTCATCGTACCAGGTCCAATGGCAGTAATGAAATGGATTGAAGCTGAAGTTACTAAAGCTATTAAAGGCGGTAAAGAACATCTACAGTGGGTTACACCTTCTGGGTTTGTCGTTCATCAAAAACTGATGAAACAAAACAAAGTACGAATTGAATTGAAGTTGTTAGGATCAGTTCAGAAAGTAACGACAGCCATTGGTGATTCAGATAAAGTAGACTTGCGACATCATAAGAATGCCACAGCGCCCAATCTAATCCATTCACTCGATGCCTCACTGTTACACCTATCTGCAATACGTTTCGACGCACCGCTGGCCGTCATACATGACTCGGTTTTATGCCGTGCTAGCGACATGGATAACCTATCGAGCATTGTCCGAAAGGTATACATGCATTTGTTTGCCGAGAACAACTATCTAAAATCATGGGCGGAACAAATCGGAGCTACATCTGAACCACCCATCATCGGCACCCTCAAACCTGAGGATGTCACAAACTCTACCTATTTCTTTTGTTAAACATGGCCGGTCCTAAAAAGGATGACATTGTTATGACTGAGACCGTCACTCTTGATGGTTTTCAGGCTGTTCTGCAACCAGGTAAGTATGGCTACAACCTGTCTGCAATTGTTGAAAGCGACATCATCGATCGACTTGATGAAGATCGTGCCCGACTCCTTGAGTGGGGATTGTCGAAAGTTAAAAACCCAAAGCGCTCGGTGCTGAAGCCTGAGCCTTGGGAAGAAGTAGCCCAAGGACGTTATAAAATTAAATTTAGCTGGGGTGAAGACAACAAGCCTGGCATCGTAGACAGTGAAGGTACAGCGGTGACTAACCCTGACTTGCCTCTCTACGGTGGCTCTAAGGTCCGTCTAGCCCTCTATCAGAAGCCATATGTGCTCAAGGATGGTGTTACCTACGGAAGCTCCCTGAAGCTCCTAGGAGTGCAAGTCATTGAGCTTGGTGCTGAGGCAGGTGTGTCATCTGAATCAGCCGATGGCGATGTATCCAATTTGTTTGACAAAGTTGAAGGCTTCAAAGCCGACTCTGTTGAACCCTCTACCCAAACTGCTACTGTTGATGATGACTTCTGATTTCACTGTTGAAAAGAATGCCGAACTCGGACTCTACGAGGGAACATTCACCATCTCTCTGCCTCCTATTACTGTCACCCGTTACAAAGCTGACCGCAATGATTTCAAGTACGAGATCCGCCGTGCAGTCAGTGAGATTGTGGAAGAGATTGTAGAAAAAGCAATCGATGATTAATGGCTTTTAGATCCGGTTTGGAAGAACGGGTCGCTGATCTTTTATGTAACCTTGGTGTTGATTATGAGTATGAAAGCAGCACCGTCCCCTATGTTATTCAGCATAACTACACTCCTGATTTTTACCTTCCTAATGGCATTTTTCTGGAGTGTAAAGGCTATTGGGATCCTGAAGACCGCCGTAAAATTAAAGCGGTAAAGAAACAGAATCCTGATCTGGATATTCGTATGGTCTTCCAAACCCCTTACAATAAAATAAGCAAGAAATCTAAAACTACTTACGCTCAGTGGTGTGATCGCCACGACATAAAATGGACGTCATTTCAGGAGATACCTATTGAATGGCTGAAATAGAAAGTGATAGCGAGTTTCTACATCACGACTCCTGCCCAGATTGCGGTAGTAGTGATGCACTCGCTGTCTATTCTGATGAACACACATATTGTTTTTCGTGTCACAAATTGACTCTACCTAACGAATCACACTCATCATTTGATTATGTACCCCTATTGCGAGGACACCCTGTTCAGCTTCGGAAGCGAGGACTATCTGAAAAAACCTGTCGAAAGTACAAAATCCACAAAGACGGAGACAAGCTCCGATTCCATTATCTCGATAGCACTGGAGCGCTGCTTGGCGCGAAGGTCAAGACAGTAGACAAACAGTTTCACTATGAAGGTAAAACTGATGGATCTTTTTTCGGGCAGCATTTATTCCCTACTACGGGAAGACGAATTGTTATTACAGAAGGAGAACTCGATGCGGCGAGCTGCTACCAGGCGATGGAAGGATGGCCAATGGTCTCGCTCCCAAGCGGTGCCGCGAGTGCGAAGAAATCAATTCAACGCAATCTCGAACTTCTTCAAGGCTATGAAGAAATCGTTCTATTCTTTGACAACGATGATCCTGGACGCCAAGCGGCAACGGAATGCGCTAGCATCCTACCACCTGGCAAGGCGAAGATCGCTGTTCTAGATCAATACAAGGATGCATCAGATGCACTCCAAAACAATGACACAGAAGCCATCTGCAGGGCTATCTGGGATGCTAAAGAGTATCGACCAGATGGTATTGTAGAAGGTCGTACACTACTAGAAGTAGTCACAACACCACGAGCACCAAGTGATTTTAAGTATGGCTTCGATGGGTTGGACAAACTCTTACATGGTGTACGTTACGGTGAGCTAGTAACCATTACAGCAGGCTCGGGCACAGGCAAGAGTTCATTCTGTAGGCACATTGCGACACAGCTGCTACAAGCAGGCAATCGCGTTGGCTACTTGGCATTAGAAGAATCAAATCGCAGGACTGCGTTGGGTCTAATGTCATCTGCTTTGGGAAAGGCTTATCATCTAGGTGAACACGATCACAAAGAACTTATTCACGCTTTCGATGAAACTCTCTCTAAGTGGAATCTTTTTCTCTTTGATGGCTTTGGGAGTTATGATCCTGACGTTATCTACAACCGAATCGAATACCTTGCCACTGGGCTCGACACCAGGATTATATTCTTGGACCACCTCTCCATCCTCCTGTCAGGACTAGACGGTGATGAACGTAAGACAATCGACAAAACGATGACACGTCTGCGTTCACTTGTAGAGCGTACTGGTATTGCCATGTTTTTGGTATCACACCTGCGCCGTACACAATCCGATCAGAACCATGAAGAAGGAGCACGAGTCACACTGGGACAGCTACGTGGCTCAGCTGCAATTGCTCAGCTATCAGATTCAGTCATCGCACTGGAGCGAAATCAACAAGACGGATCTTCTGACTCTGCTACAACAGTTAGAGTCCTTAAAAATAGATATTCTGGCGAAACTGGCATCGCAGCCAAACTAGAATACAACCTTGCAACTTGTTCTTTTAAAGAGTATGAAGCTCAACCCGATTTCAATGCGGCAACCGATTTCTAGTACAGAATGCGATCTCCGCCGTCCTACACCACCCACGCCCGAGATGGTCGAACGGGCTAAGTTCGTGGATAAAACGTACGTATGGAAGACAAAGTGAGACTCGAAACAGCACTTGAACAGTTTATGCGTAAAGTAGACATCATTGTGTCTATGGAAATGGGAGGCAAACTCGAACCTGAAGTAGCCTTTCAAAACGTAAAGATGGAAGTTAAAGAGCTGAAGAGATTACGCAAGCTAGGTAAATGATTGTCTTTGATTTAGAAGCAAATGGTTTAGTACATGATTGCACCGAAATCCACTGCATTGTCCTCTATGATACGGATGATGACAACACGGTTGTCTACAATAATGAAGGGGGCGATTGTGATCCTCTTGTTCGAGCTGTTACTAGGCTTGACGATGCCGATGCTATCGTGGGTCACAACATTATTTCATATGATCTCAGGGTACTCAAGAAACTTTATCCGTTCTTCGACCCACAAGGCGAGGTTATTGATACCCTAATCCTTTCACGTTTGTATCATCCAAACATGCTCCAGCTGGATCAGAAGATGCAGTGGAAGGACATGCCTACCAAACTCTATGGTAGACACAGCCTTGAATCATACGGCTACAGGCTTAATGAACGCAAGGGTGACTACGGCAAAGAGAATGACTTCAAAGTCTGGAGCCAAGAGATGGAACAATACTGCATCCAGGACGTAAAAGTAACAACTAAATTATGCGACCACTTCCACCCCTACCTGACTGGGTTACGCTAGAACACCAAGTAGCACAAATACTAACACTGCAAGAGGAAAATGGATGGCACTTTGATGAACCAGCTGCACGGGAACTTGAATGTACTCTCAGAAAAGAGCTTTCAGATACTGTTGAACTATTATCGCAGCGGTTCCCTTACGTCCCAGGACCAGAGTTTACTCCAAAACGAAATAACAAAACTCAAGGATACTTTCAAGGGTGTCCTTTTACGCGACTGAAAACCTTCAATCCCGGTTCACGGGATCACATAGCATGGATACTAAAGACCTTCGATGGCTACAAGGACGAGACTACTACGACTTCTGGGAAAACGAAGATCGACGAGACGACTTTGAAGAACCATGGAACTGGGCTTTCCCTACAGTTCTTGAGAATCTTGGAGATTACGAAGAGCCTTGGGATGATATCAGAAGGCGCGAACGCATGGCTGAAGCTATGTACGAGTGCTAGTCGCATTCACCACCATTGTTCAGTTGGGTGTGCCACATTTAGAATGGCACATAACAAACCCAATCTAGCCCAAGTACCTAGTGGACCCGAATTTAGACGATTATTTACAGCAACTCCGGGTCAAGTTATGGTCGGCGCTGATCTTAGCGGCATTGAGCTTCGGATGCTTGCTCACTATCTTGCCCGTTACGACGGTGGAAGATACGCAGACATCTTACTCAACGGTGACATTCACCAAGTAAACGCTGATAAGATTGGAATCACCCGTAAGCTTGTCAAAAATGTTACTTATGCGTTTTTGTACGGTGCTGGCGATGTTAAGATCGGGTTAACCTATGACAAACAACTACCTCCCAACAAAGCTAAGAAAAAAGGTGCTGAGATTCGAGCAGCGTATGTTGCTGCGATTCCTGGACTTGATGATCTACTTGCTGCAATTAAAGTTGCGGGTGATCGGGGCTATGTTAAAGCCATTGATGGCCGCAAGGTCCTCCTTGATAGTCCGCACAAAGCACTCAACTTCCTATTACAGGGATCTGCTGGCGTAATCGCGAAGCGATGGCTGGTAATAGCTAACCATCACACTCACGATATCTGCTGCTCGCAGCTTGCCTTTATACATGACGAACTACAATACGAATGCCACGGTCTCCACGCAGACAAGCTGGCAGCATCCCTGGTATCAAGCGCAGCTGAGGCTGGGGCTTACTACAACCTCAGATGTCCAATCGGAGCAGAATCCAAAATTGGAAACAACTGGGCAGAAGTGCACTAAATGTGGTGAGACAAAACCACTTAGTGAGTTCCCAAGGCGAGATGGCCCAACACGAGCTCCACGGAGAGTTTGTTATGACTGCCGTAACAAGCATGAAGGACAGATTCGCCAACTTAAAAAGGTACACCCAAAGCCTGAACCAGGTCCATGTCCTATTTGTGGTACGCATACTGAAGAATGGGTTCTCGATCATAACCATGAAACTATGGAGTTTCGAGGATACATATGCAAGCATTGCAATGCTGGTTTAGGCTTGTTAAAAGACTCACCTAGCATTGTGTCAAATGCCTTAAAATATTTAAATAGTGAAACTACTGATTGATGCAGATTATATTGTCTATAAATCCTGTGCCGCATGTGAATCAGAGATTGACTGGGGTGATGATGTCATCATGGTTATCTCAAAGTTCAGTGAGGCTTACAAGGCTGTAAAACGCGAACTTAAAAAGATTGAAGATGCTTTCTTTTCTAGCACCGGTACTATTCTGTTCTTTAGTGATAGTGTCAATTTTAGGAAGTCTATCCTTAACTCCTACAAAGGACACCGCCAAAGAAAAAAGCCCTGCGGATATAGACGTGTAATCGAACAACTTAAAACTGAATATGAAGTAATCAGGATGCCAGAGCTGGAAGCAGATGATGCCATGGGAATCTATGCGACACTGCATCCCGGCAACTGTATTGTCAGTCCTGATAAAGATATGAAACAGATCCCTGGTCTTCTCTATAACTTAGAAGAAACTACGGAGATCACTGAAGAAGAAGGAATGCAATGGCATTTTATTCAGACACTGGCAGGTGACCAAACAGATGGCTATGCAGGAGTTCCTGGATTAGGTGTTAAACGTGCAGCTGCTATTTTTGAGAAAGACGGGTACACTTGGGAAACGATTGTCAAAGCTTTCGATGAGAAAGACTTAGATGAGTCTATTGCCCTACAGAATGCACGTCTGGCAAAAATACTCACTATTGAGAACTATGACCTCACCAAACACAGACCCATCCTATGGACTCCCACCAATGCCAGTAACCGAGCCAACGATGGAGCAAGAGTTCCAACTGCGTAGGCTGAAAGACCTTCTGCCTAAAGCTGAGAAAGAAGATATCATTACTATCTTCATGGCATTGCAGCGGCAGAACTTTGCTCTAACCAATACAATTAAACAACTATTGAAAGAATGGCCCACTCGCCAGAATACTACCGAAGGGGAACCATCGAAGTATGGGACTTTATTCGTGATCAAGGACTTTCCTACCACCTAGGTAACGCTGTAAAATACATTTGCAGAGCGGGCTACAAAGACAACTATGTAGAAGACCTAGAGAAAGCCATTCATTATCTCACCAACGAACTGCAATATGTCACTCCTGAGCAACCAAGCGATCGAGTTCCGCCGAGCGTACAATATACCGAACGATTTGAGCCTGCGGACTACACAAAAGAATTTGATCGTTGAGGAATTTAAAGAGTTCCTACAAGCTGATCTAGAGATGGCTTTGATGCATCCCCCTGATCGTGAAGCTTGCTTGAAAGAGCTAGCTGATCTTGTCTATGTCTGTGCTCAGTACGCTGAAAACATGGACTGGGATCTAGAACAAGCTCTCCGCCGTGTACACAAATCAAACATGTCCAAGCTAGGCGATGACGGCAAGCCTGTTAAACGCAAGGACGGCAAGGTTCTTAAGGGACCAAACTACAAACCACCCGATTTATCTGATTTAGTATAATGTCTAAACTCATCTCTCGCACAGGACGTGTACAGTCCTGGATGGACAACCCCGAGTCCAGATTGCCAGTATCGTGCACGGTTATGTCGGTTGATGACAGCATGACCGGTGTCAATGGGATCGAATCCTCATGGCGATTCGTAAGTCACGCTTTGCGCCATGGGGCTGGTGTCGCAGTACACCTGTCCAATCTTCGACCCAAAGGTACTGTTACTACAAAAGGACCAGATGAACTAGTGGCTAGCGGTCCGGTGTCATTTGGACGCATCTACTCTATGCTCAATGAAGTGTTACGCAGAGGCGGCACCTTCCGTAATGGAGCTTGTGTTTTGCACCTCGACATCGACCATCCTGACTCACTTGAATTTATTCAAACACCACGTCATGAACTACCCTGGGTTAAACGCTGCATCAATCTCACTGAAGAATCCTGGCACGAGTTCCCCTACAAAGAAGAACTCCTCCAAGGGATTCGCAAAGGCGACATCTGGTTAAACAAAATTAGGTACGACAAAGATGGAAACCGAATCAGAGGAAACGTCTGTCTTGAAGTATACCTGCCTTCACGAGGCACATGCTTGTTGCAGCATGTCAATCTCTCTGCCTGTACTATCTCTGACATCCCAAAAGCTTTCGTTGAGGGTATGTCCGAGTTGTGTGCGCTCCATCCTACGACAGGTGTCGGAGAATCTGGGGAATACCTCAGCCCAGACGTTGATAAGCAAGTCGGGCTTGGAATGCTTGGACTTGCCAACCTGCTCCGCCAAAACGGAGTCAAATATGGAGAGTTCGGTGTAGCTCTCCGTGATATTAATCAAGAGAAGGTAAACTTCTCAACCGCTCACGATATCGCTCAGTCCATCAAGGATGGCATTGAGCAGGCTGCAGCCATCGCCAAGAGTCATAACATGGTAAGAGCATTTGCCATCGCTCCTACGGCCTCCTGCAGCTATCGTAGCGTCGGTCTAGATGGGTTCACTGCCTGTCCTGAGATCGCTCCACCTATCGCTCGGTCAGTTGACCGTGACAGTGGCACCTTTGGTGTCCAAACCTATGAATATGGCGATGTTGAAATCGCTTCTGAAGTAGGCTGGGAATCGTACAAGCTTGTAGCTGACCAGCTTATGACTATGCTTGAAAAAACAGGACTTCTTCACGGATACTCGTTCAACTCATGGAGTGATCAGGTAACCTATGACAATGCGTTCATTGAAGAGTGGCTATCGTCTCCTCAAACAAGCCTCTATTACAGTTTGCAAGTGATGGGAGACGTCCAGGACAAGACCAGTGCATATGCTGCGCTCGATGAGTCGGATGTTGACGATTACCTTGCGGACTTGTTAACTCCTGAACCTCAATGTGATTGCCAAGAATGAACCCGTATGATAAACTAATTGCCAGGAAACGCACCTGGACTCCTGTACAGACTGAAGCAGGTAAACTTAAATCCGGCGCGGAAGAAGCTGTTTACCGCGCCTTGGCTCTCCGTTGTCTCGAACTGCCGGTGGGTGATTTTATATCACACTCATTAAAAGGTGAGATCCCTGATGCAGCACGTCAGATCCTTGAAATGAACATCAAGGATGAAGAAAACCATGATTTGGCTCTGAACTACGCTGTAAATGCACTCGGTACCGATGAAAAAGCAGAACGAGAAGCACAGATCCTGAGAAAAGCATGGGAAGAGCATGAAGACCACACAATTGTTAAGGCTATGGTAGCCGAGCGCAGTGTTTTCTTCTGTCTGCTTCCTTTCTTCCGCTATGCCGGAGATGCAGGTCTCAGAACAATTTCTGCTGATATTAGCCGCGATGAACAGATTCATGTTGCTACGAATAGTCTTGTATGCCGTGAGCTGGGTCTTAATCCTTCTAAGTCTCTCAACAAACTGAGAAAAGCAACTGTAGACTGGGTTTTCCAGCCTCTACAAGCTGAAAACACCGATAAGTTTTTAGCGAAAAATTTTTGGCACTCTCAGAGCGATTCACTTTTTGAAAAGGGTATCGCAGAGGGTTTTTCTAACACCAGGTCGGCACGTATGCCGGCATTCTTTGAACATTCTAATGTCAATCTACCTCAATACGCTTGAAGCTTACGGTATGACCGTAAAGACTATCCTTGCAGAGATGGAAGAAAACTTTCCACCCACAAACCCAGGTCCAAGTGATAGTATCTCAACTATCATGTATCGATCTGGACAACGCTCCGTAGTGGAGTGGCTACTTAATCGATTAGAACAAGATGGCATTTAATCAACAATTTTTTAATGCAGTCATTGCTATGGGTGGTGATGCCGCATCGGCACGTAACGTAGCCCGTGCTTCTCGCCCTGGTCGTGCATTCCGAAACTTCCAGACTGCATTCAGTGCACAGAAAGCACAAGCTGATGCTGAGTACCAGGCTAACCTAGCTCGGGATCGTATGCAAGCTCAGCAAACACAGCTCATGCAGCAGATTGCAAAGGGACCACCGAAAGCAAACCGTGCTTTGAGGGGTCAAGACTACAAACCTAAATTTAGAGCATCAACTTCTAAAGCTGAAGCTGGTCGTGCTGTATCACGAGGAACTTATCAGTTCTCTAACCCATTAGGTATGGGTAGTGCCGGTGGCGGCAGTCGTACTGGTGGTATGGGTGGTCTAGCATGACAAAAGCTAAGGAGCGCTACGATAAACTAAGAGCTCGCCGTGATCAATACCTTGACATGGCAGTTGAATGCTCACGTTTGACGCTGCCTTACCTCATCCGACAAGACGAATCACAAGACCGTAAGGATCTACAAACACCATGGCAAGCAGTCGGTTCTAAAGCTGTTACAACTTTGGCAGCTAAGCTGATGCTTGCCTTGCTTCCTCCCCAAACCACGTTCTTTAAACTACAGGTTAGGGATGACAAGCTAGGTGAAGAGCTTGATCCACAGATTAGAAGTGAACTTGATCTTTCTTTCTCTAAGGTAGAGAGAATGATCATGGATTACATCAATGCATCAAGTGATCGTGTGGTTGTACATGAAGCTGTACGACATCTCATTGTCGGTGGTAATGCACTGATCTACATGGGTAAAGAAGGGTTGAAACACTACCCACTAAATCGTTACGTTGTCAACCGTGATGGTAATGGTAACGTAATTGAAATTGTAACTAAAGAAAGAATTAGTCGTGAGGTTCTCGGTGATGTGCTGAAGGAACCTATTCCTAATCACGTAGGACGCGAAAGTGCATCGGACCAGGACGTTGAGGTGTACACCTATGTCCATTTGGATAACAAAAGTGGTCGCTGGAATTGGCATCAGGAAGCTTTCGGTAAAGTAATTCCTGGTACTAAAAGCACAGCACCCAAGAATGCTAGCCCATTTTTGGTCCTCAGATTTAACACTGTTGACGGCGAAGACTATGGTCGTGGTAGGGTAGAGGAGTACCTCGGTGATATTAAATCACTTGAAGCACTGTCACAAGCCCTGGTTGAAGGTAGCTCTGTTGCTGCTAAGGTAGTATTCTTGGTGTCACCATCATCGACAACCAAGCCTCAAACCCTTGCCAAAGCTGGCAATGGTGCTATTGTACAAGGACGTCCAGAGGACATCCAAGCTGTTACTGTGGGCAAACAAGCAGACTTTGCTACTGCTGCACAGATGGCACAAACCCTTGGACAACGAATCAGTGATGCATTTCTGGTGCTCAACATCCGACAGTCAGAACGAACAACAGCTGAAGAAGTCAGGCTTACACAGCTTGAGCTTGAGCAGCAGTTAGGCGGGATCTTCTCGCTGCTGACCGTTGAGTTCCTCGTACCGTATCTAAACAGGACACTGTTAGTTCTTCAGCGTTCGGGTCAGATCCCCAAGATACCTCGTGATCTGGTCCGACCGTCCATCGTTGCTGGTGTGAATGCACTAGGACGTGGACAAGATCGAGAATCTCTTACACAATTCCTGATGACCATCGCACAGACGATGGGACCAGAGGCTATCATGCAGTACATTGACCCCAGTGAGTACATCAAACGACTCGCAGCGGCACAAGGTATTGACACGCTGAACCTCATCAAGTCTCAAGAGCAGCTGCAAGCTGAGCAAGAGCAGGCGATGAATCAGCAAGCTAACATGGAAGTTGTGAAGCAGGTTGGTCAACTGGCAAGCGCTCCTGGAAATGACCCAAGTAAAAATCCCGCCCTAAATCCTGAGTTAAATGACGGAACCGAAGAAGCCCAGCCGCCGCAAGGCGCAGGCTAAACCAGTTGAACCTGTAGAAACACAGGTCGAAAAAACTGAAGAAGAAATCCCAATCAACAAGTATGCTCCCAAAGATAAACTGGGTAAGCCGTTGTTGGGTCGCAGTCCTAACTATGTTACTAGCGTAGGACTGGGTAACCTAAACGTAGTCCACGCCAAAGGAGTGAAAGATAATGGCAACTCTTAATTATGATCCTACAGATGTGAATGCACCTGAGTTCACAGCAGAAGAACAGGAAGCTATTCAGGTTGGAGAACAGGCGTTCCAAGAGGAACAGCAAACCTTTGCAGGTAAGTTTAAGTCTGCTGAAGACCTAGAGCAAGCCTACATTGAACTGCAAAAGAAACTCGGTGACCCCGAAGCTCGTACTGAGCAAGAGGCACCAGAGGCTGAGCCTGAAGCTGAGCTGGATCCTGTGTCTAGCCTGGTTAACGACGTCTTGAATGCTGAGAACCCTGAAGAGCTGCTGGCTCAGTTCGCAGAGATGGACTCACAAGAGGTTGCTAAAGCATTCCTGAATGCAGACTACGCACCAGCTGGGGTGGAGATGTCAGATGCTGACATTGCTACCATCCAGAACACAGTTGGTGGAGAACAAGGCTACGCAGAACTCATGCAGTGGTCTAACGAAAACTTCCCTCCCGAACTTGTGGAGGGATTTGATCAACTGGTAGCAACTGGTAACCGCTACGCTATTCAGCTTGCAGTTAACGGACTCATGGCAGCTTACCAAAACCAGAATGGTATGGAAGGTGAGATGCTCACGGGTAAAGGCACTGCACAACAAGCTGATGTGTTCCGGTCCCAGGCAGAGGTTATTCAAGCTATGAATGACCCACGCTACGACAGTGATCCAGCTTATCGTCAGGACATCTTCAATAAACTAGATCGTTCTGACCTCAACACTTACTAATCTTATTTAAATGGCAGCTACTATCGCACTACAACGTCCCAAGTCTATTTGGGACAGTTATGTTGAGTGGGTTAGCAGCACTGAGAACCGGCTCTATGTGGGACACTTCGGTGTCCTCATGGTGCCTTGTCTACTGGCAGCAACCACTTGTTTTATCATTGCATTCATTGCAGCACCACCTGTTGACATCGATGGAATCAGAGAACCAGTCGCAGGATCCCTCCTGTACGGAAACAACATTATCTCTGGAGCGGTCGTCCCCTCCAGCAACGCAATCGGACTACA